TAAAAACGCTTACGCCAGCGCTAGTAAAATATAAAGTACCGCCAGCATTAGCAACAAGCGCCAGCGTGCCAGATGTTCCCACAGTGGCCGTGCCAGCCGTAACCGTGCAAACGCCTGCACCGATGTTCAGTATTTGTAAATTGTCTCCAGCCGAAAACAATGATGTATTGACCGTAATTGTGGTGGCGCTCGCCGAGTTCATTATCAGGCGCGTGCCGGCATCAGCAGCCACCAACGTGTAACTAGCGGTTTTGGTGTTGACGGGTATGTTAAACGTGGAGTTAAGTTGGCTGGCCGTCAAAATGGCGTTAGCGACAAATGGGTACGGTGTGGTTGCCATAGTTGTACTTTACATCATCCAAGCGAGTTTGTCGTGGAAAGCGTCCCGAACGTCTCGTCGTTTAGTATGAATTGGTTGAGCACAATGGTGGCTGATGTCCACAACGTCATTCGATGCCCAGATGCCATGTCAATGTTGTGGTCAATGCCTTCAACGGATAGCGACTGTTGCACGGATAGCGGTGTCCCGCTGGTAAATGTTTTAGTAATTTCTACGGTTTGCCCAATTTCTATTGGTGCTAACGCCGTTTTTTGGGCGTCGGTCAAACTTGCAAATGTGGTGGACACCGATGTAAAACGCGGTTTTGGGTTTGGGTAAAGCAAGTAACTTGCCAGTGTGGCGGCTTGCGCGTCGCTTGATAGCAGGCTGTCGGTGATGGCTTCGGTCTGCGTAAAGTACTGGCTAATAGATGTGGCGTCGCTGGCGTTTTGTAGGACACCGCCTTCAATGGTGATGTTGGCATTATTGATAACGCTCTGTTGGTCAAACTCAACCAAGATGGCGTCATACGGTGTTTCAATATTTGTGTCATCAAACGTCACGGTGGGCGCTGCAAGTGTCGTCCCAATACGCGGTTGCGCGGTCAACACGTTTGCTCGACTACAGAAAATACGGCCCTGTTCGGCTTGTTGGATGCGGTTTAGATAGGCGTTCACATTTGTGCCGGACGGGATGGTGTACGCGCCCAGCGTCGCTGTGGGGCTTGCTGTGAGCGACGTTGACCCTGTGAACGCTGCGGCGCTTAAAACGGCTGTAATGCGCGCTGACGACGTCTGGGAACTGGTAGCCGTAGATGGCAAACTTCCCTGCGATAACACATAAGTGTTGTCTGCAGCAAAAATGTTGTAGGACGTTAAACCGTCCAGGCTGTATGTCTGGTTGTATGTGGTAACAACGCCTGTAAACAAGTATTCGCCGTTGCGGCTTAGTCGAATTGGGCGCAATGGGGCGAGTCCAGGCTGTTCGGTCAACGTGTTGTAATACGGGCTGGCCGTATTTAGCGGGTCATAATCTCGGTTTGTTTTTGGAACACTGATGGAAACGGACATTGTGCCAGGCCCAAACACATCCAACGGTTTATGACGGCCACGACTGATACGCATATTTTGCACAACTGGCGTAATGTCCACAAAATCTACGCCGTCGCCGTCGAGCACGTCTGGGCCGTTCAATACGGATTCATCCAAATAAAATGCTTCGCCGTCGTAACCGCTAGACAATTCCAGCAAATATGTGCCGCCCGTAATGCAAGTAGTGGCAGTCATTATCGAATCGCTAAATTAAGTGGCCCGTAAACTTGCGTGTATTGCGTGAGCGCGTCCAGCACAGATTGACCGATGTCTACAGCCGATGAGATACCGCCAGACACATTGATGGTTACATCTGGACGGTTTGCGATGCGGTCTTGGATACCGCCCACATAGCCGATAGGGCCGTTGACCGGCGCAAATGATGGCCCCTGGCTATTTGAGCCACCGCCACCGCCACCGATTGCTGGGATTAGTTCTGGCATTGCAGGAATTGAAACGCCTGGCATTGTGCCACCGCTTTTTGGTGGGTTTGGTGGCGCAAAAATACCGCTACCAGACGGCGTGTTTAATGTGCCAGACCCAAAATTGGGTACGGGAATGCGCGGCATGTTCATCATTGGCACTTGGTCAATGTTCTTAAACGGGCTTAACAAGTTAAGCGCATAAATAGCGGAATTGACCATTGTGTTAATTGCGTTGACTACCAATTCAACTGCACCAATTACGCCGTTCCCGATGACGGCTACTGTTGCGGCAATCATCAATGCAAAATCCTTAAACGGTTGGATAGTTTGTTTTATGGCTTGTGGGCCTTCTCTAAACAATTCGTAAAACGCGCCCAATGTAACTGCGACAATGGCTACTGCAGCGCCCAACGCCGCCGCTGACGCTTGCACTGTGGTGAACGAGCCAGCCAAAATTACGTTTGCAATTTTTACTAGCGTTGTGGTTGCTGCGTATATTTTCATTCCCACGTTTAATAGCACGATTGCGGTAGCAACACTGCCAATGATGCCAGCCAAAATTAAAAACACTTGCGTGTTGTTTTGAGCAAACTCTGCCATTTGTTGCAGCACTGGCAATAATCTTTCAATGATTGGTAGCAACGCTGCGCCGATTGACTCTTTAGTTTCGTTTAAGCGTTGTTGCAAAATAGCAAAACCGCCTGCAGCCGTATCCGCAGCGGCTTGCCCTGCACCGCCAAACGTGCCGGTCAACGCTTTCATGATTTCATCGGCTGTGCTCGATGAGTCAATGACGCCTTTTAACGACGGGTCTAACTTGAACAGGGCAGTTGTCTGACCTGCAAGGGCTTTAGACACCGCAGTTGACGCCGTTTCCAAATCAATGTTTTTGGCTACAGACAAGTCAATGACGTTGGCCATTGCTTTCTGGGATAATTCAAGCGAGCCAGTAGCGCGCACCAAGTTGGCTAACGCTGGGCGCAACTGGTCATCTGCAACGCCGTACTGCATTTGCATTTTTGTGATAAGCGTTTCAGTGGATTTAATTTGGCTATCAGTTGCGCCCGTAGTCGTTTTTAATTGTTGGGCTAATAGCGTCTGGGATTTTTCGTCCTCGATAGCGGCCTTAGTGGCTAAACCCAATCCTGCAGCCAATCCAGCCACCGCTGCAAGCGCCGGCACAAACGCTTTTTTTAATGCAAACGCACTTTTGGCTCCAGCGCCTTCTAACTGTTGGAATTGCTTTATGGCTTTATCGACGCCTTTACCATCAAATTCAGAAACAATCGGTAATAGGACGGATGCCATTTAATTACATTACAATCTTGGGTCGTTAATAACGCGTTTAACTAATTCTCTGACTTGGTCAGCTACTTTGTCGCCTGCAGCCTGCCAGGCTGGCCATAGCACTCTGGACGCGGGGCCGTGTTTCGTATTCATGTTGTTTGCGAATCGTTTGCCAGCATCGGTTTTTGGTGTTTGGCGTCCGGTCATATCAAACAACACAGCAGTTGGGCCTTTGTAACGTGCGTAAAACGTGCCTAAGTTTTGTTGGAAACCTGAAAACTCTCGCACTTTTTTACCGCTGACGCTGGCGGTTACTGTGTCATCTGCGCCACTCCAGGGCAATATCTGATAGCCGCTTTTTGTAGTCCATTTTCTATCCATGCCACTTAGCGGCGCGCCAAACGGCAAACGACTTTGTGCTTCCTCGACTACTGGTTGCATTACTTCTCTAAAATCTTTAGTGATTTGCATACGCAATTTTTTGTCAATGCGATTCAATTTCGCTAACGCCTCTTTAATGCCGACTACTTCCATTGCCACATTGATGGTCATGAGTTATCCCTGTTCGCGCTTATTTAATATCGTAATCACTGTGTTCAAGTCGCGCATGTCAAACGGTACATCGGCGGGCCACCAACCGACTTGACTTAACAGTGTTGCTAACTGGTAACGGATGTGGCCCTGTCCGTAGGGTTTGGGTTTGTCTCGTCAATCGCTTCAATGTCAACTTCGGGATGTTGTTTCAACCAATCTTGCCATGTGGCTGGCACTGGGTCTCCAGCAATTTTGCACAACGCATGAGCCCAGCACGCCAAATCGGATACACCGACTCCGCGCCCATCGGACAGTTTGCGTGACTCTGTGCGTTCCCATTCTGCGAGCACAAACAAATTGGTGTACATAAATCGGTCACCTTGACCGTCTTGTAAATTGATGCGTAACTTTAATTTCATGTTGCCTCTTTCGTGTCGGGCCGTTGCCGGCTAGAAATTATGCTGTTGCTACCGAGTAAACACCGCCCTGGAACGTTATGCCGCCCATGACATCGAGCGCGCCCAGAGACGAAACTACGACTGGCAATGTGGACATGTAGGCCCCCGTAAGCGTGTGAATCGGATTCGTCGCACTCGTCGCCAAATCTTTTGCTTTTACGGTGACGGTCACGGCAGTGCCCACCAAAGTTTTTAATGTGGAATAACTGCTACTGGCCGCTGTGGAATTGTATAGGTCAACTACCAATGACGAATTTTCCAAACCGCCAACAAACGTCCTTGCCGTATTTGACATGTTTGTTGATTCCAAACTTTCAATGACTCTTGTCAACGTGGCGCTGGAACATTGACCGGTTAAATCGACGGACGCGATTGTGACGACGGCGTTTGACAGATATGTGGATGTCGCAGTACTGGCCATGTGGGTTTCTCCTCGTTTAGTTCTGGTTAAGTTTTATCAGATAAATGGTGGGTTGTGGGGGATATTAGACGGCTTGCGCCTGAACGTTCATAGACAAGTCGTAGCACGGATACATTGCGCCACCAATTTCGAGTGAGCCTGGCGCCCCTGAAACGGTTGCAATTTTGGATGCCACAACTTTAGAAACGATGCTTAAAATCTCTCGTAGCACTGGCAAGCCGGCTGGCCCAGACCCAATGACTTTTAACGGGAATGTCATAGTCAGAATGTTGCCGTTGCCACCAAACACCGTAAAACTTGGTGCCAGTAGAAACACGCAATTAGGAACGATTTTGGTTGGGTCAGTCACGCAACGGATACCAGACACCGCAGTCAATGTGGCTGCTATGTCGTCAATGGTTTCGTTAAGAAAATCCTCGTAAGCCATTAGGCCACCGCTGGTCTAGGGATGCCCAACAACTGTTTGACTATTGGTGTTAATGATTGCTGGGTTGGTGTGCCCATCGTATCGAATGATGCAAACGCGGTTTCTATTGACCCTCGACTACGCCACAACGCTGCTGCATACATCAATGTTCCTAATGTGACATCTCCGCCTGGTGACGTGGTCAACGAATCAAAATATGACGACTCCTGTCGTCGGCGATAACAAAATAAATTTCCAGCGGAAACGGCTTGACCAATCAGAGTAAAATCATCTGACGGGTCTGTAATAGTCACGCCTAAATATGTGACCAGTTGCGCCGATGTAATCCATGAGCAGGTTTGTGTATAAGCCACAGTGCCGGAATACAGCACCACATAATCAACATTGCTACCAGTAGCCGCATAAATGATTTGGTTAGGACGCGGCACTTCCACGTCGTATTCAAACTCTCCAGAATTTGAGTCAACACCAATAAACGCAT